CCAGCCTGATTTGTGTGCGACAGAAGTCAAAACGCCATACAGGGCATCCCGCATATCCGAAGCCGGTGCAAGATCTCGCAAACCGCTACGGACGGGAGAAGCGGTACCGGGAACGGGCAGCCGTAATCGCCGAGAACCTTCACACGCTTGGAACAGCGTGGGAACTGGTCCACGGGAAATTCAGCTTGCCCTCCGGTCCCGCCAATACGCGGAACGCCCACAACTACCTTTGCTATATTACGAACGTACTCCTTATCGGTCTCCCCTTCGTGAAGGGCGTCTCGTTTGGATGGAGGCTGAGGTCGCAGGGTCCCCCTGACGAATGGAACTTCCGTCAGGAGAAACTCCCTGTCGACCCCGCCTACTTACCATTCATCCACGCGAGACTCACATCCTACACGAGACTCTTCCAAGCTAGTTCGCTTGGAAGAGCCCTCCCCCTTCCTGTGCATCATCTCGTGGATCGAGCGATTCGCAAGAAGGAGGAGGAGTGGACGACCGAAAGAGAGCCCGCCCCCGCCGACGAGTTGATCCGATTGACTCACTTCGCTCGAGACCTCCTACGCGATTGTGTACATCGCAAGGAGGTTCAGCTCAGCAAGTCAATCCTCAACGAGATCGACGGGGACCAGTCCTGGAGGGGCCAACCCATTGCCCCTCTCCCGAACCTACGGGCCTCATTAGAAGTACCTGCAAGCAAAGGCGGTTGCCGTACAGCATTAAGACAACTCATGACAGAGAGGAAACAGCAACTAAAGGCGGCACCACCATCAGGGAGGCGCCGGGCGGAAGAGCTCAAGCAGCCATGGGTCACAGAACCGTTACCCACGCCGCGTTCTACATTCCTATACACGGAGTGGAACCTCGCCAGAACCTCAGGGGCCGGCCGACTCACATTCAAGCCGGTCGGGATCCCCGAAGTCGGAAAGGTCCGAGTGGCCACCGTGCATTCCAGCGCCGCCACCCATTTCGGCCGAGCTCTTTCAGGAGAGACTATCCCCCTGCTCGCAAGACACCCTTGGTTCCGCGCAGGACTAACCGATACACAACCAATTATGCGGGACCCAAAACCAGAGGTTTTGGGCGCTCCCGCATTACTGGTGTATTCGGCAGACCTGACCGCGGCAACCGAGTGGATATCCCACGACAGGGCTAAGGCGATCATCGAAGGGATCGCGGTAGCTCTCGATTGGAGCAAGGACCGAAAGGCAGCAGCACTCGCCCTAGTCGGACCACAGCATTTGCAGAGCATCGACGGGGGATGGAGGTACACCAAAAACAGTACTCTCCTCGGCCTCGGGATCTCCTGGACCGTCCTTTCTGTACTCAACGCGTTCAACGCGTCCG